AAAGAAAGAAATTGAGTTATTCATTGAAGCATATAAAAAGACACATATTAAAAATGCATACTTAATTGATATTTCTGAATTTAGTATTGAAGATGTTGCAAAGATAATTGAGGAACGCGTATGATTAAAGATTTTGAAATGAAAGAAGGAACTCAACAACCACCAGCAGCTATATTAAACAATGCATACTTTGAGGAAAAGTGCATTAAGCCGCTTTGTCAAATGTATCTTCGTTCTATTAATCCTGATGTGCCAGAATTTGAAAGAGAAAGACAAAAGGTTGGTAATACATGGGAATTGACAAATGTTCATCTTCAATTAGATCCATATAAACCATACTTAAGTATTTTTGGTCGTCCTTTCAAACATGATTATTTGGATCGTGAACATAAATGGTATATGTCACAAGATCTTTCTATTAAAGGATGGATGGACGACATTAAGATCTGGAATTTCTGTGCATCAAAAGATGATAAGCAAGAAATCAATTCAAATTATGGCTGGTGCGTTTTCTCAGAAGAAAATGGATCACAATATGAAAATTGTCTTCAGAAATTAAAAGCTGATAAGAATACAAGAGAAGCACTGATGATCTATACAAGACCATCAATTCATAAAGATGCCATTGAAAATGGAAAACATGACTTTATCTGCACAATTTCTGCTCATGTAATGATTAGAGATAATTGCCTTCTTTATACCGTGACACAACGTTCTTGTGATGTTGTTTCTGGTCTATCATTTGATTTTCCGTGGCATTGTTTTGTATATCAAATGCTTTATGAAGAATTAAAGGAGACTTATCCTGATCTTCATGTTGGATATATCTATTATGACATACATTCTTTACATGTTTATGAAAGAAGCGAACAACTTATCTTGAAATACATTGCAAATAAAATAGATTCATATAGTGGAGCTCCCGCATTTAATCCATTTACTATAGGTCAGTATTTCTGGAAAAGATATAATGAAGTTGTAGGAACAAAAGAAGAAAAGTAATGAAAGCTGCTGAATTTGAAAGAATTATAATTAAAGCATTGTATGTCAATAAGGAAGTGCGGTCTAAAGTACTACCTTATCTTGATAATAAATGGTTCTTTGATGTAGATAATAAGATTATCGTTGATAAGATACTTAAGTTTACATCATCATTCAATACTATGCCAACGGTCATAGAAACCAAGCGAATGATTGATGATGACCAGACTTGTGGTGTTTTTGATTTGATAATGGCAATTAAAGATGAAGATGTAATGACTGAATACATCTTGTCTGAAATTGAAGAATTCGTTAAGCGCAAGTTGATTTATCGTGCTTGTGAAGGTGGCATGAAATATGTTACTACAGGCGAGAAGATAAATGGATCTATTGCTGATGAGATGGCTGAGGCTGAGGCATTTACATTTAATGCTAATCTTGGTTTTGATTTCTTCAATGATCCTGATAGACTTTATGAAGATGCTAATACAAAAGAAAGACTTTGGAATACTGGAATTAAAGCAATTAATGATATTCTTGTAGGCGGTATTCATGAAAAGTCATTGAATCTATTCATGGCGCCAACAAATATTGGTAAGACACTTATTATGTGCTCATTAGCAACTAATATGATAATGAACGGAAACAGTGTTTTGTATTTAACATTTGAAGATCCTGAAAATAAGATCGCTGCTCGTATTGCTCAGAATATGTTTAGTGTTACACAACAGGAATTCAAGACAATGAGCCGTGAGAATTTCTATAAAGCATTTTCTGGAATTACTAATAAGATAAAGTCAAGATTGATGATTAGGGAAATGCCAGAATATTCTGTTAATGCACTTCATGTTAATGCTTATTTGAAAGATCTTAAGGAAAAGAAACAGTTTGTTCCAGATGTTGTTTTTATTGACTATATTGGATGTATGATTCCGAATGGAAAACCAAATGCGAACTTGAACACAAATACAACATTACAGTTAGTAGCTGCACAAACAAGAGCATTGGCACAGGTACATGGCTTTCCGATTATATCTGGTCTTCAAGCAAATCGTGGAGGAAATGGAATTGCTGAATTGTCATTGTCTGATGTTGCAGATTCATTTGCTTCTACTATGAAGGCAGACGCAATATTTGGTGTTACTCAACCTGATGAATTCCAACAACAGAATGTATATTGCATGAAGTTGTTGAAAACAAGATATGGCGGTAAAAATAGAGGTGCTACATTCTTGGTTGGTGTTGATACAGAAAAACAGAGAATATATGATGTAGCACAAGATAAAGTCGCAAATGATACAGTAAATATTTTTGATTCTCAACCCATCTCAAAGAATGATGGAAGTGTTGAACTTGATGAGATAGACTACTTGTAGGAGGTAATATGGATTTCTTTGATTTATTATTGACCGACTGGGAAGATGGTCAGGTACTTGAAAGAAAACAAAACAAAACTGCTTTCTATAAATTAATGAAAGAAAGAGGTTTTGATTTTGATGATATTGATGAAAGCACAAGGTTGCCCAAATCACTTGAACCTGTATTTGAAGGAGATGCAGACAATCTGCATAAGTTCAATGCAGCTATTGCAGAACTTCATAAGAAGAAGATGGTAAATATTGTTGATTCACTTATTTACCTTACTGCAGATTATCTTGATGAAAAGCAGATACTGAAGTTTCTCGATGAACTTAACTTCTATATTCTTAAACAGGAACTTCTGAAACGTTTTCATATAAAGAAAGACAAGCCTGAAACATCACTATTGGATTTTTTAGATGCAGACGACGAGTAAAGAGCTTTATCATTTCTGGTCATTGTTTTCTAAATTGTTAAATAAGAAAACAGATCCACCAGCAATAGTTAGAAAGTTTGAAAAGAAGTCTTTTGAAGAGATTCTTAAGGAGAGTTTCTATGAGACTGCTAACATGCCTAAGGGATATGTTGCATTTGTTGATTTAGCAAATGCCATAAACATGAAGAAACTATCTTTTACAGATTGGATATACATTTGTATTGGAGATTTTTTGAAGGATGGACAGGTTAAGAAAAAAAATCTGTTGAACTTAAACTATCTTCAAAAAAATATTAAATTTTATTCAGTAAATGGAAAACAGGAACAATTTACTATTATAAATAAAATGTTAGAGGAAGCTAAAGCGAAGGAAGATCCCTTTGCCGCTTTCACTGGCAACCAATTTGACCTATACAAAGTCAATGATAAGCAAAAGAATAAGCTTTATGAACTAATTCGGAATGGAACATTGAATTTTTGGTTTTGGTTTGATGGAATAGACAACAATAAGTTTGCTATTGACGAAACCAAGATTGATGATCCGGACTATTTTAGATTCTTAAGGCTAATGCGAATAGTAAGACAAAAAGATAAAAGGCAATAACATAAGGAGATAATATTATGCCAATGAAGAGAGACCTCAATTCGTATTTCACAGACATCAACGCTGCTGTGGCTGAACAACAACCCAAGGAAAAGAAGTTTAAGTCTTGGAAGATTGAAAATCTGTTCCAGCCGACTGTTAAAGATGGAAAGTTCAGCGTTGTAATTCGTTTCTTACCTTCTCACCCTGATGAAATTAAACCGTTTATCGAGAACCGCAAGCATACTATCAAACTTGCAAATGATAAATGGTTCATCACTGAATGTTTGACAAAGTTCGGGAAGCCTTGTCCGATTTGTCAGCATAACCGTGAAATGTATAAGAAGTATCCGAAGGAAGAAGCCGCTAAGTATTCTTATGGCAAGGGCAAGAGCCGTTATATCTGTAACATCCTCGTTGTCCGTAATGCTAATAATACCGAAACTGAAGGTAAGGTATTCCGTTTTGAATTTGGTCCACAGATCATGAAGATGATCTCTACTGCTATGACTGATAAGGATGATGAACTTCAGGGCATTGTAAAGGGATTTAACCCGTTTGATTGGGACACTGGTGCTAATTTCGTTTATACTGGTGTTCAGGGTTCTAATGGTCCTAAGCTTGATGATTCTCATTTTGGCACACCTGGTCCTATTGACCGTTGGGATGGAAAGAAGTATGTTCCTTTGACAACTGCTGAGATTGATGATATTGAATCTAAGCTTTATCATTTGGAAGAATGCTATAATAAGGAAGATGAAGTTGCTGATTTCAATACCATCTGCAAGCGTTGGTTTGATAAGACTGGCGAACAGCTCCTTTCTACCAATCCTGTTCAGACTGAAAGCGTTTCTATTGCATCAACAAATCCGTTTGCTGATGACACTCCCGCTCCTGCTGAAAAGGTAAGCATTAACAAAAAGCCTGCTGCATCTGATGACTTTGATTTTGATGCACCAGCAGCTCCGACAAAGAAGAATATCAATACATCCGATGTTCCTGAAGTATCTGATGATGATTTCTTCAACGGTGTTGATGCAGAGCTTTAATCAGATATTGAAATTATAGGAGCCCGAATAAGGCTCCTTTTTTCTTATAGGAGTTTCTATGGCAGATTTTTATAATGAAAACCTTAGGGTTCTAAATTTTACGCATGTTGATTTTGACGGCGTTACTTCAGCTATTGTTTTGAAGAATTACTTTAATAATGTAATTGTTGAACAAATTAACTATGGCAGAGAACAGGAAATAATTGATAAGTGCCGTAAATATCAAGGTAAGTTTGATGTTGTAATATTTACTGACTTTTGTCCTGTCAATATCAAACAGGTTAAAGAATTCTTAAAGACATCTTTCCAAACTGAAATTCCTGCATTAGTTCTTGATCATCACGAAAGTGCTGTTCCGTTCAATGATCCGCAGAATGATATTCATATTAACATGAAGTATTCTGGCTGCATGCTTGCATATAAGTATTTTGGAATAAAGAAAGATCTTACATATCTTAATGACTTAGTCTTTATCGCAAATGACTATGATATGTTTACTTTGACAGATAAGAGAGCGATGTTCTTTAATGCTTTGATGTGGAAGATGGGATTTGACTGGTTTTTGATTCGTTTCATCAAGGGTAATATTAAACTGTATGCCGAAGAAAAGAATTATCTGTTGCAGTATGTTACTGATGTAAAGAAACAGTATGATGAACTTCCATTGTCTGATTTACCGCACAATGGCTGCTTCTATGAATGCGAAGATCATATTGCCGAAATGTCGCATCGCCTAAGTAAAGATGGTTATGACTATCAGATCATCAAGCACGGTAGAGCATTATCAATTCGTTCTAATACTGATAAGATCAATGTTGTGAATATCTGTAGGACTATTGGAAGAGGCGGAGGACACAAGCGTGCTGGCGGCATTCCTATGTTCCAGTCAGATGATATTAAGAAACTTGTTCAGGATATTTGCTTTGCTGTTGAACATGAACTTAATTATGGTGAACAGAATGATGGATTGCCTTTCTAGTTGACATTTCAAAAATCTTTATTATATTTGAACTATGTTTTTGGCAACAATAAACAACCAGTTTGATAATATCATTAGAGGCGTTGAAGTTACAAAGGATGTATGGGCAAAAGTTCTCAAAATCATCCGAGAGCCCCTTATAGTGCCTTCTAAGGACCGTATACCTCAGTGGAAATTTTGCACCATTAAGGGAGAAAAGAGATGTACTGAGAACATTGGAAGCACTAATTTGCTGATTCTTGATTTTGATGATTCAACATATTCTGTAAAAGACTTCGAGAATCAGTTTAGAGCTTATAAGTATATACTTCATACATCATATTCATATGATGGAACAAATAGTAAGTTTCGTGTTCTGTTATTTCTTGATAAAGAATATGAAATTAATAGATTGTTCTTTAAGGGACACGATAAGACATTCAGTCCGTATCATTACATGCTGAATGCGTTTCCTCATATTGACCCAGCTTCATTTGTTAAAGCACAGTTCTTTAAGATGCCTGCGAAGAAAGCACCAGACTCTCCGTATTATTTCAATATACATGACGGTATTGTCTGGAATCCTTGCGACATTGAAGGATTTAACTTTGCATACACAATGTGTGAACTGAAAGAAGAAGAATATATCAAGAAACTGGATATTGAAAATTCTAAGAGAAGAAAACTGAATAACAATGAAGACTTAAGTCATGCCATTGAATATATTAAGCGAAAGATGAATGAAATACCACCTGGACTTCGCCATAATGGAGTTTTTGGTCTAGCAGGTTGGTTTGCTGGACTTGGTGGAACATATTCGGAATTTTCTCAGATAAGACCTAACTGGGCTGATAAACAGTTTGACAAGCAGATCAAGCGACTTGCACATGAATGGCATAAGTTAGGTCGCAAGTAAACCCATAAATAACCTATAGTTTATTATAGGTGTGTTTATGAAAATTGCCGGATGTGATCTCTCAATAGCAGGTTCAGGAATTGTTGTAGAAGAACTTGATGATCAGTTCAATATCATCAATGTTGAATATCATGCATTTACGACCAAGAAGAAAG